TGGAAATCGTAGAATGAATATTTCTAGTTTTAATTTTATTGCTAAATCTTATATTTTCGGTAAGGTCAATACATTTACAACAATTGCAGATGCAAATCTACGTGGTCTTACTTTCGATGATTCTTATTATAGTTGATTGATTTTATGAATATAAACAAAAATCTTTCTAATTTTTTTAATGTACCAACAAATTTAGAAAAACAAACACCAGCCAAAGATATGGCTGGCGGTACATTTAACACAAATAACTTTCAAAAAGATTACGAAACTGTTCAATCTAATTTTAAAGAACTTATAAATTCTGGAAACGTTGCACTGGAAAGTGCTTTAAAAGTTGCTATTGAATCTGACGCACCCAGAGCATTTGAAGTTGTTGCTATTCTTCTTAAGACCATGGCCGATTTGAACAACAATGTACTTGATGTCCATAAAAAAGCCAAAGACACTACATCACAAAAAATTGAAGTAAAACAAACAAACAATTCGGTGTTTGTTGGTTCTACTACAGATCTTCAGAATCTGTTAAATAAAGAGAGAAGTACAGAAAAAGTTATAGATGCTGAAGTGTTAAATTCAAATGAGCCTAAACAATAAAAATCAAGGGTATAGAAACAACCCAAAGTTAAAACCTCCTGGTATAGATATACCTTATACCAAAGAGCAGCTAGAAGAATATATCAAGTGTGCCAAAGATCCGGTTTATTTTTGTAGTAAATATGTAAAAGTAAAAACACTTGATAAAGGTGTTATGCCTTTTGAGTTATACGATTATCAACAAAAATTTGTAAAAGCAATTCATGATAATCGTTTTACCATTTCAAAATGGCCTCGCCAGTCTGGCAAATCTACTTCGGTAATTGGTTATATTACACATTATGTGACTTTTAATCAATCTGTAAGTTGTGCAATTCTTGCAAACAAATTAAAGACTGCAAAAGACGAATTATTTGCCAAACTGCAATTGGCATATGAAAATCTACCACACTTTCTGCAACAAGGTGTAGTAGAATGGAATAAGACGAGTTTTAAACTAGAAAATGGGTCTAGAGTCGTATGTGACGCAACATCGTCTTCTGCGATCCGTGGTGGCTCTTATAACCTACTTCTGTTAGACGAATACGCCTTCTTGCCATCTCATATTGCTGAAGAATTTTATTCATCTACGTATCCTACCATTTCAGCAGGTTTAACAACTAAACTTATTATTGTTTCTACACCAAATGGGATGAATCATTTTCATAAACTTTGGGTAGATGCAAATCGTCCAGAAGGACATAAATTAAAGAATAAATTTGTTCCAATTGATGTAAGTTGGAGACAAGTTCCAATTACCCCCGGTGGTCCGCGAAGAGATGATGCATGGGCAGCAGAACAAATTGCTAACACAAGTGAAGAACAATTTCAACAAGAATATGGCTGCAGCTTTCTTGGATCTGCTAATACTCTTATATCTTCAACAAAATTGAATGTATTAGCTCCAGAAGAATTTATTTCAGAAAATGCTGAAGGGTTTAGAATTTTTGAAGAACCCGTAAAAGATAAAATATATTTTTTGCAAGCTGACGTTTCACGTGGACAGGGATCAGATTATTCGGCATTTACTATCATAGAGGGATCTGAGACTCCATATAAGGTGGTTGCCACTTTTAGAAATAATACTATAAGCCCATTTAATTTTCCTCAAATTATAAAAACAGCAGGCGAAAAGTACAATAATGCTTTTGTGCTTATTGAAACTAATGATTTGGGTGGACAAGTTTCCCATATCCTTTATAATGATCTTGGGTATGAAAATTTATTAATGACAAAAATAATGGGTCGCAAAGGGCAAGTTCTATCACAAGGATTTGGTGGAATTGGTAGGAATGAAATGGGATTAAGAACAACAGCCCAAACTAAAAAATTAGGATGTGCTATTTTAAAAAGATTAGTAGAAGAAGACAAAATATTGTTAAATGATGATCGGATAGTGCAAGAGTTGATGTCGTTTGTATCAAGATCTAACACTTACAAGGCCGAAGAAGGTCAACATGACGATCTAGTCATGACATTAGTTTTCTTTTCTTGGTTAACCAGACAGGAATATTATGCAGATTTAATAGAAAGTGCTAAATTTGCATATACTCAAACAGACACTACAGAAGAAGATAATGTTCTTTTTTCAATGAATACTCAACAAAATCCTGATGATGAAGAGTTTTCAGATGGTCATGTGGTCTGGTACCCTGCTTAAAAAAATTATAAATATTTGGAAGAGATAAGGTAGCAACATGCCAAATACGAATCCAAATTTAGGATCATTTTTAAACTCAAGCCAATTTAATTCACTCACTCCCACAGCCAATCCAATTAATGGAGCTATTATAGCTGGTAGCACGTTTGTTCTTCCAGCTTTCTCCAGTGCAGCACCAGGTGGGATTGGTTCTGCAGAAAGAGATCCAGGTGGATTGTTTGGTTGGCTTATATATGCAAGAAATTATAAAACTACACCAGCATTAGGAAGTACAGGAGACAAATATCTTGAATATACAGATCCAGCAACATTTATTGGTGATCTTAATAAATTGTCTGGAGTAACCAATGCTATCGTATCTTTTACCGGAAGCGGCGGAACATATGGTCTGTTTCAACAAACATCTGCAACTGATATTGCTACACGTGGACCACAAGGAAATGATTTCTTGCACTGCTTACACTATCTTGCATATGGTTCAAAACTTATTATTGCGGGAACTACAGCTGGATTAAATCAGTATGAGATTGCTACAAATACTAATATTGAAGTATTGATTGGTAATACAGCCAATACATCATTAGGAACATGGTTAGAAACTAAACCTGGAGTTATAGGAATATTTCCTTCGGCTGGCGATGGTAATGGGATCACAGCAGCGGAATGGACAACTTATCTTACTCCGGGGAATGTACCATTTGTTACTGGGGCAACTGTAGCTGATAGAATTTTTAATGTATATGGTATCAATGGTACTACTTACACAACAACAACATTGCAAAATGGAAGTCAACTGACTTATCAAATTCCTGCTGTCGCAGACGTTGCTGGTGCGTTCAATACTTCTAAAAATCTTAATGAATTATTCTTGACTGTTGCTGGTATAGATAGATCAACAGTCTTAAATAGAGCAATTATAAACTCGGTTGAATGGTCTTCTACATTAAAAACTACTTTAAGATCCAATAGAGTTAATTTTTATGTAAATAATAATCCTAAATTCTTGGGTAGCGATTTGGTCGGTGCAACTGGATCTTCTAGCCCAGTTATAGTAGATGAAAGAGTCGGTCCGGCATTCTTGAGAAGAATTCTAACACAACAAATTAATCAAGTTGGTACAAAATACCTGTTTGAAATAAATACTCAAACAACAAGAAACTCTTTGATTGCCGATGTTAATAACATTCTAGATCAATATGCATATGCAATGGTTCGCAATGAAGCTCAAGTAATATGTGATTTATCAAATAATACAGATTATGGTACTCAACTTACAGTAGATCTTATAATTAAACCAATTCTTGGAACAGATTTGTTTGTGATCAACATTACTTTCACAAGCTAATATAAATGGCAAATAATACTATAAATGATTTTAAAGATGGGTTTAATGGTGGAACCAGAGCAAATAGGTTCCAAGTTTATGGTTTTTGGCCAGCAGGAGTACTAAATCCAACTAATACTGAGATGAGAATAAAAATATTTGCATCATCTCTCCCAAGCTCTACCCTTGGAACAATTTCTGTTCCTTATAGAGGTAGATCATATTATCTTCCCGGAGATAGACAATATTCTGTATGGTCTGTTGATATATTTGATGATAGCGGTGATAGGACAATATGGAAAGCTTTCAATAAATGGAAAGAATTGATGGATGGTCATGAAACACATAGAGTAAGCAACAACGATTATGCATACCGAGATCTTCAAAAAACTTGGACAATTGACCAATTAAATTTAAATGGCGATACCATTAGAACTCTTCAATTGCAGAAATGCTGGCCAAGTGAAATAGGATCGCTTACTTTAGACATGGGATCTACCGAACCATCTATATTTCGTGTAACAATGACTTTTGATTATCTTAAATTTATAACAGGACTCAATCAATAATGTTAAACGAATTTAAATCAAATTTTCAAGGTGGAGCAAGACTTAATAGATTTTTTGTGACAGGAAATATCCCATTTTCTGGTAAAAGCATTACTAGATTTCATGTCAGAGCATCTTTGATTCCACAACTTCAGACACAAACACTTTCTTATGATTATCGTGGAAGAAAGGCATTTTATCCCGGTGAGAAAGTTTATGCAAACTGGGCCATTTCAATATTAGACGATACTGGAAGTGGAAATATGTGGGCTGCATTTCAAACATGGCAAAATGCATTGAATGATCATGATGCTAACACTGTTAATACAAATGTATTAAACCACAGACCAGAAAATTTTAAAGCAACTTGGAATATCAATCATTTGAATTTAAATGGTGATGAAAACCAGCCTTTGAAGAAAATGACAATGTTTGGATGCTGGCCAAAAGTCATCAATCCTATTAATTTTAATATGAATAGACCAAATACATTAAACGTATTTGACGTAGTTATGATTTACGACTACATAAACATACAGAACGTGACATAAAGAGGAATACATGGAAATTGATATTTTTGGATTTCAGTTCAATAAAAAGAACACACCTAAAGAAGAAAAAGAATCAAAAGCTCTTCAGTCTTTTGCAGCCCCGGAGATGTTCGATGGTACTGTAACTGTAGAAGCGGGTGGCTTTTATGGAACAGCACTTGATTACGGTGCAAATCTACGTGATGAAAACAATGCAATAATTCAATATAGAAACATGTCAGTTTATCCAGAAATTGACAATGCTGTAGATGAAATTGTAAATGCTTCAATTGTATTTGGAACAGACAGAAAACCTGTAAGGATTGATCTTACAAATGTTCAGATTCCAGAACAAATCAAAGCAAAGATTTATAAAGAATTTGATAGAATAATTCATTTATTGGATTTTAATGGTAAGGCATATGAAATTTTTAGAAGATGGTATATTGACTCTAGAGTTTATTATAATATTGTAATTGACAGAGACATGCCTGCCGATGGAATAAAAGAAATTATTCCAATGGATCCTTTAAAAATTAAAAAGATCAGAAAAGTCAAAAAAGAAATGGAAAAGGTTGAAAACCAAACTGTTTCCGTGATTAAAGATATAGAAGAATATTATCTTTATATTAATAGCGATAAAGATAGTTTTATGGTAACTGGCCCAAGTGGCTTGCATCTGTCCGTAGATAGCGTTGTTTACTGTCCGTCTGGAATTGTGGATCTAAACACCAAAAGAGTCTTGGGATACCTACACAAGGCTATTAGACCATTAAACATGCTTCGCCAACTAGAAGATTCTCTTCTAGTTTACCGTGTGGCACGCGCACCTGAGCGTAGAGTATTTTATGTCGATGTAGGTCAATTGCCAAAGCAAAAGGCCGAGCAATACATGCGCGATATGATGAGCCGTTTTAGAAACAGGCTCGTCTATAATCAAGCAACAGGCGAAGTAAGAGACGAAAGAAACCATCTTTCAGTTCTTGAAGATTATTGGTTGCCCCGTAGAGAAGGTTCACGCGGAACAGAAATTACCACTCTTCCCGGTGGTAACGCCATGTCTCAGATTGAAGACGTAGATTACTTCAAGAAAAAACTATATGCTTCCTTAAACGTTCCTCTTAGCCGTTTGATGGCCGATCAGACCGGATTCAACATGGGTCGGTCTGTTGAAATCACACGAGAAGAAGTAAAGTTTTACAAATTTATTGAAAGAATTCGCCATCAGTTTTCTAATTTCTTTTTAGATTTCTTAAGAGTTCAGTTAATTCTCAAGGGAGTAATGACCGAAGAAGATTGGTATGAACTCAAGAACGACATTAAATTTGTATTCAATACTGACAATTATTTCTGGGATCTAAAAGAAGCAGAAATTTTGGCAGAAAGAATGAAAATGTTGTCTTTTGTTGAACCATATGTTGGAAAGTATTTCTCAACAGAATATGTCCGTAGCAAGATTCTACGTCAAACTGAAGAAGAAATCAGGGGTATCGATGAACAGATGAAGATTGATAAACAAAGACTTCAGGCTGAACAAATGGCACTAATGGCACAACAACAGGCACAAGGTCAACCAGAAGAGCAGCAACAATGAACAACATTTCACGCAAACTTTTGAAAAATGGAATACAGGCTCTTCTTGAGCAAAAAGAAACATATTTTAAAAAGAATATTATCAAGAGTCTTTCTATTAAATTAAATGATGCAATTACAGATGTTTTGACTGAAACAAATAAAAATCTTCTCCACTCAAGCAAAAGTTTAAAAAATTCAAAAGAACTTCAAACTTTCTTGACAATATTGGAAAAGAAAGAAAAAATTATATTAAAAGACAACAGTATTATAAATATTAATGAAAATGAAGCATACGCTTTAAAAGAATTGTTTGAACATTTAAATACCGAAAACAGACAAAAAATGATTGAAACTGTTTTTGACTCTTCAAACAACTACAACCAACACATAGAATTTTACAATAATGCCAAAGGAATGTTCAGATGAGCAATAAAAACGTCAAAGAATTAGTTAAAAATGTAATTGAAGAAAATGCAGTTGCATTCAAAGCAACTTTAAACCGCACGCTTTATAGCAAAGTCGGTCAAAAACTTCAAGAAAAGTATATTGAAGTATCAAAAAACATTTTTGAATCAGCTATTGTTGCAGTTTCACCAGCAGAAAGAGCTACAACTGAAGTTTCCGGTGCCGTAGCAGATACTAATGCTGTAACAGGTATAGGTATTAAATTTGAAAAAGCTCCTTGGGATCGTCCAGGTAGACTAAACGTAGGGGATATTCGAACATGGAATGGAGTAGAGTATAGATATGCTGGAAACGGTATGTGGGAAATTAAACGTAATGGCAATTGGGAATTATATTGGTGGGAATAATAAGGATTATAAATGAAACTAATCACAGAACTAACAGAAGACATCAAGTACATCAAAGAGAATGTAGGCAATGGAGATAAAAATTACTTCATTGAAGGTGTTTTCATGCAATCTGATGTAAAGAACCGTAATGGCAGAATTTATCCAAAGAACACTCTTGCCAAGGAAACTGGTCGATACATCAATGAATACGTCAATAAAGGTCGCGCTCTTGGTGAACTGAACCATCCAACTGGCCCAACTGTTAATCTTGATAGAGTTTCCCACATTGTAAAGGAACTTTACGAAGACGGAAAGAACGTCTATGGTAAGGCTAAAGTTCTTGATACTCCAATGGGCAAGATTGTAAAGAATCTTATTGATGAGGGTGCCCAATTGGGTGTATCCACTCGTGGTATGGGTTCTTTAAAATCCAAGAATGGCTACCAAGAAGTTCAAGAAGACTTCATGTTAGCCGCAATTGACATCGTTGCCGATCCTTCAGCCCCCAATGCTTTCGTAAACGGAATCATGGAAGGAAGAGAATGGATCATGGAAAATGGAATGTGGTCAGAACACCAAATCCAAAATGCCAGAAGAATCATCAAGAATTCTTCTTCAAGAAACATTGACAAGAATGTAGTCAAGGTATTCAAGGATTTCTTTAGAAATATTTAAAATGATTTTGGACGAAAATACAACAATTTTTTTAATTCAAGTATTGAATGAAGATAATAAAATACTTTCTGGTGGTGGTGGT